CGTGTAGATAAATCTGAAAGTTCTTGGACACCCTTGAACGCTAATTTAACAGGAGCTGAAACTATATTAAAGATTGGCTCAACTGTATAGTGAAGTGCTGTTCCTAACCATCCACGTTTTTGTTCAACATCACCAAAGTTATCCTTCAGTGTCTTTTGTTGCTCTGGAGTTAGTCTTGAGTATTCTAACTTGGCAACGTCAGATGGGAGAGATGTTAACTTCTGGTGCGAGTCTACAGCTTTGATGTAGCCATTGATCTGCTGTTGTTGTGCTGGAGTTAATCCAGCTTGAGCAGATATAGCTTTAATGTTATTGGAAGTTGATCCCACTACTGACCTCTAGATAAAGCCATCTGGTAGAGAACAGAAATTTCTCCAGTTGTATCGAATGGAAGCAATGCTGCAAGTGTGTCTGACAACTTACCTTCGGCTGGTTGTGGTGGACCAGCTATAGTCATAATGTCTTCATCGGGACGTTGCGTTGGCGCAAACATTCCTACTAATGGTTCTGGCTTTGGAGCAACCATATCTGCAACAGGCTCAGGTTTGGCAGATGGTTTAGGAGAAGTAGAAGCACCTGCTACCTGTTCTGCCATCGCTTTGCGATCACCATAGTTTTGTGATGGTGGCAAGTCTTCACGTACGGAGAATTTTCCAGGACCGCCAATTTGTAATGGGCTATCTACCATCGGTATCCTCCTCTATCTTTTCTAAATCGTTTGAAAATTGTTCCCACGCTCTATTGACTTCTGAGTTTCGGTTAGCGTTGTAAACAGCTATCTCCATTAACTCTTCTGTGAATACGTGGAATGCACTAAAAATATTATGTAATAAACCTGAAAACACTACAAGAAAATCTGCGAAGTGTACTGAGCGTGGAACCTTTGTGTTGTTATCGTCCACGCCCAGTACCTCCGTTAATGAAAATTTACTTAGCCCTTCTTTACTGCTGAGCCTTTACGACCTGCTGGCATCATTCCGAAGAATACCTTACCGCCTGCTGGCTTTGAAGTATCCTTCTTGCCCTCAACAGGCTTTGACATAGGTGCTGTTGCACGTGATCCTTGATTCATTTTACACCTCCCTCGTTTATGCTGCGCCGCTAATAGAAGCTAGCAGGGTTGCTATATCTGGACGTTGTTCTGGACCAGCAGCAGGGGCCGCTCCGCCTTGTTCTGGAGTTGGCTGCGAGGCAGGTACGGGGGCCGCACCTGCTGCTGGAGTTCCTGGTGCGCCTGGCATCATAGGCATCTCTGGCGCTACTGGTTGTTCTTTCGGTGCAAAAGCTTTTTCGATAACTGTTTCCAACTGAAGACCCTTTTGACGGCCTTGGATAACAGATGCAATGCGGGTGATAATCTCTGTAGGGTCTTGACCTTGCGCTGCAAGCGCTGGAATGGCCTGAGCATACTGAGCAACAGCCACGCGCAAAGAATCGCGCATTTCTTCGATATCAACACGTTGTTCCTCCTGCGTCACATTAAGCTCCATTGGAATCTCACGACGTACATAGTCACGAGATACGAGCTTATCTGAACGCATTTGTAGTAGAGCGATGATTGCACGGTTTGGATCCATACCAGACATAATGCCGTAACGGACATCTACGCCGTAGTTACCTGCAATTTGTCGTGATGGGATGTACTTCATATTGAATGGAGTACCGTCGTCAACGCCCTTGATTTCCTTGGTCATATTGCCAAAGATCTTCTCGTCTACCTCAAAACAGACAGATACTAAGTCCATAAATAAACGAGCAAACTGTGCTTGTGCTGCCTTGATCTGTGTGTCAAAGCCAGCCTGTAGTGCCTGTACGCCACGACCTGTAACGATAGATGCGTCAATGTTTCCTGAACGAGTCTCAGGATAACGAGCACCTGTACGTAGTTCGCGCTCTAGAACACCTGACTCTGTGAAGACACCATTAGGAAGTTCTAGTGGGACACGACGAATACCTTGTGGGTTAGCAGAACGCATAATCGCATCTGGTCCCAATGCTAACTCTTGCACATCCTGTGGGATAGCAATAGGTGCTTGGATAGATTTTTCTGCTGCTTGAATCTGCAATACTGCAAAGCGAGCACGAGCAAGCTGAACTGCTAGCACGTCGTCGAATTGCCCACGAGCTTCGCCATCAATAGATGAACGCATAGCAACACTTGCTAGGCACTTGCCTACTGGGTTAGGTGTATTAGATAGAACTAGGTTCTTGCGCTCTGGGATAAAGATTAAGTCCTGATCTTTGTCGTGATAGCGAATCAAAGATACATACGGTGAGCCAGGTGAATAGACATTCTTTGGCATAATCTGGTCATAGAACTCTGGGTACTGCATTGCCAATGACTCAGCATCGGTTGCAATTATCTGCGAGATTGAGAGGGTACGACCAAATCTATCAATTTCAGGATAAGTACCAAAAGGATTAAGCAGACGTATTCTCGGATTATTGGTTTCATAGTCCATCTCAACAATCGCTGGGAGCATACCGTAGGTGTTGAACCAGTCAGCACCTGTGTACATCTGGATTTGAAGATCAGAAGATGAGACGTAGTAGTTAGCAATACGGGTGCGAGTATCTGCAGCTTTACGCGCTGAGTCTGAAACCATATTAGTAGCTGCACAGTTGAAGGATGGTAGAGGTGACATTACCTCTGCTAAGTCACGTGCTGCTACATCTACGAAGTTAGCAACTAAAGGCTTTGGGTATTCTTCTGAAAACATCGCAGGGTATACCTTAGAGATATCACCTTGACGTACAGAGAGCACATCGCGCATTCTCTGGTCACGTGCGGCGTAGCGTGTTTGTAGCCGTGCTACTTTCGCTGCGACCTCTTTAGTTGATAACAAGATTTCTCCTTAGATGAATGTGCGTTCTTTTTCTGCAAGCAGTTCGTCAATGTTGACGACCATTCGCTTGCCCTGTTCATAACGAGACAGGAATGGGTTTTTCATATGGTGTGTTGCGTGGATACCTTGGTTAAGCATCTCACGGGCGCGGATCTCACAGAACCATAACGCCATTACCATATCGGTCTTACCCTTGGTCGTTGGGGACCAAGTAATTAGTTGCTCGATGAGCGCCTTAATGTTTTCAGTTTGGTCACTAGGTAAGTGAATAAGGTTGTCTCTGTGGTGCTTGCCATCGTGTTGCTTGGTGCCAAACAAAGTTGACATTGATGCAACACCGAAGCCTGAGTCCCACTTGTTGTTTCCAGTATGGTGTTCCCGCAGTAGCACTCCTCTAGAGGCCAAGTTTGCGCGGATTCCCTCATCTTGCGTAAGGAATGATTGGAAAGCATTTTTCTCCACGATCCATTCACTAGGATTATACAGTGAAGTCCAGTCAAAGATTAGCTGACGGATTTGAGCAGGCGTTGGCCTAGTAATTTTAATAGCGTCAACGATATAGCGTTTATGGCTAACCCGATCAACAGCGTAACAAACGGCGGCTGTATCACCAACCATAGCGGGATCAAGACCACAAATAAAAGAAAAGCCGTTAACGTCGCGTGGATGACCAGGGTGGCCAGGAACCAAGCGACCTGCTTTGCGCATACCATCAATAGAACCTCGTACATTCACTGGATCAAAGATGGCATCATCTGAGATATCCTGTTGCTGATAAACCAACGCCCAAGTAGATGCGTCCATAGCCTGGCGTTCGTTATAGAGGTTACGACCATTCCACCTTGGGTATAGTCCATCCTCATTCAAATCTGATTCTTCTTGCCCATCAAATGGGGCATCGCTAGCAGGCCAGAGAGTTTCCCACTTGTCAGGGTCCTCATCTGTAGTCAATAGGGCTGGCATTGCCAGATACTTCCAAGGTACGAGTCCACCTGGGTAGCGATCTGGGTTGCGTAGCTCTCTATAGAGGTCAACTGCTGCAACGCGGGTTCCAATGATAATCAATTTGCCAGTAGGGTTCAGACGAGAACGTACGTCCTGGGTCAACCACTTGATCTGGCGTTCAAACTCATTGGCGTTCTTGAGAGTAACCGCGTCATCTACAATAATCATATCGGCACGTTTACCGTAGATCTGACCGCCGATACCTACAGCCTCAATGTTTGGGTCTTTTTCGCTAGACTCACGAAGCTCATCACCAAAGGTGATACGGGTGGCCTGCCACGAGGCAGACTTAGAGTTAAACCCTACGCCAGCAGCATAAGCATTTTGAAGGTTCTCATACATTGGGTGAGTCAAACGCTGCTTGATGGCGTAGAGAAAGTCGGCGGCAAGTTGCTGG